GGCCGGGTCCCATCGCATCACCTTCGTAATCGCCAGGTCGCGCAATTTGCGCCCGGACAGTTCGGTTAGTCGCTCGTTGGTGTTCCACGTAATAACCACGTTGATAGTGTCCGTTACGTCTATAACGGTCAGCTTGCCGGAATCGAACAGAGGCACCCCGTTACGGATAACCATACAGGGGTGCTCCTTATGGGGCGCGTCGGTGGTTGAGCCGGGTTCGGTCATGAAGCCGAAGGCCTGTAAGTTGACCGCCGATTTCGGCAGGTTGACCGTCCAGCTTCCCGGTGTGAAGATCGCGGCCATATCTGCCGGATCACTTATGGAGTATTCGAGCGTAACCCCGTTGGCCTCGCCGAGGTCTAACAGCGTATCACCTAAGTAAACTTTATCGTTAAGTATCATAGCACGCGTTTTATTTTTAACACAAACGGATCGTAGGGTGTCTGTAGGTTGACAGCCTCCCGTACCACTTCGACATCGTACCACGTCGCCCCGATCTGCGCCGAGACAAATGGGCTGTTGTAAATCTCCGATAAGCTACGGCGGGTATCTCGCGTAACGAGGTCTGTATGTAGGGTGGCCAGATAGTAGTTGGATTCGATAACCGGATAGGTCGTACCCGCTATTAACATGGTCTGCACCTCCTCCGATCCGGTCGTGCGCTCCTTTACACAAAACTCATAGGTCGTAAGCGTTCCGGCCTTGTTGATATATCGGACAGTAACCTTACTACCTAGGTCGAAGGTCTGCGCAGATGCATATACGGCGGAGATCGATCCGGATCCGGTCGCTGCTCCTCCGAACGAGGCTGACCATGCGAGAGACTTACTCGTCGTTCCGGCTTTCAGCTCTGCCAAGGTAAACGCCTGTTTGCATATGTGGGCCACGTTGATAGTCAACGCACCGGAAGCCGGAACGGTTATCCGGTACACTACCCCGGCGATTGTGAGCAGGTGAAGCCCCGCGCCTGTGAGGGTGAAATAGATGTTATCCTTAACGTACTGCGTACCGGATGGGCCTGTTATCGCTGCCATGTCGTTATATGTATTGTTCGTTAATGTCGTTGATAGTTACAATTTCCTTTAAGACCTCTGAGCCGAGTTGGTTCTGTATGCTTGTTACCGTTTCGTTTATTGCGTCTGTAAATACATCGGTACGTCGGCCTGTCCTATACTGCTTCGTACCCTCAGCCGCGATCTTGCGTGCGACAAGATACGAAAAACTTCTTAACTTAGCCGGTGTTTCAAAGGTTAAACCTTTATCCGTCGCCCACTTTTCGATAATCTGGCGGAAGTTCTTCGGTACCTTACCGGCTTTACGGCCGGTTTCCAGAACAGCGAAAAACGAACGGCCCATCAAAGCTGTTCCGTTTTCATTCTGCACGACCTCAAGGCTTTTTGATGTTTTCCCCGAAGCATTTAGGCCCTGCGCCTGCATGTTCGCGGCTATCACGTCCTTTAGCTTTAGTAGCTCCTCATTGATTATGTAATTAGCTGTTACGCTCATACGCACTTACCTACAGCCTCCTGTAAGGCCAAGCTAACCGTTACGCCTGTCACGGCGAAGTCTAACCGGTCATAGAGTACGTCGTACCGGATATTACCTCCGATCGGCTTAAAATCCCCGGAGGCGTTCACAGCACCGACGAATCGGATCATAAGCTCCTTCATCGCCTGCACAATTACATTGTTCTCGTTGGCCTCGAAGTCGAATACCGTCAAGTCCACGAAAGCCAGCACACCGTTCTCGGTCTCACGGACGCCCGGCCCGGATAGGTTAACCGTCCCCGAAGGCGGGAGGAGGTAGGCAATTAGCGGAAAGTCAATCCGTCCGGTTTCGCCCGCCACGTTGATACGCTGCCAGTCCCCGAAATAGTAATTAACTCCGAGGCCTTCGGCTATCTTCTTAATTCGTTGTTCGATGGTTATCATTTTTTCTGTTGTTGTGCCAGTTCGCTCAACCGGCGGTTATACATAGCCGTTTCGTAATCGGCCTTTAAGATAGAGTACACAAGTATATCCATCATGCCGAGCACGTCGTCGTGGCTCTTGTGCATCCGGGTAGCTATCCGGTCAAGGGTGGAAAACATTCCGCCTGTTAAGTCGTTGAACCCCGCTTTGACTTCGAGCGGGCTGGGCTTATAGGTAAATGTCAGTTTATCCCGTTCGGCTGCCTGCTCCAGGTACTTGATAACCGAATAGCTGAACCGGAACACTTCCAGAAATGGGCGGTCTAGGATGCCCTTGTGTTTGAACCGGATCGGCTTGCAGTCGTCCGGCCGGATTAGCTCCCACGGCTTAAGAACCAAATCGGAGATAGTGACCAGTTCGGTCATGTCGGCGCGTTGGCCAAAGGTGATACGGTCGTATGGCTTTACGTCGAGGGACTCTCCGATTTCCCGGAATGTCTCCGGACAATCTCGAAGCAATACAAGCGCATCGCGCGTCTTTAGTCGTTTAGTTATCTTTAGCCCCATATTGTTATACCCACATTTTAGTTTTTGTTTTTACCCTACTTACAAGTAAGGTGTACACCCCGTACCTCAACGCGTCCAGCGCGTGATTGAATTTATCTATCGGAACGTTGAGCGGATTACCTGCTCCGTCCACGGCCCACCGGTATCGCTCCAATTCGGTTATAAGGAACTTCGACCGACGGGTTACGTTGAGCTTGTAACGCTTCACGGCCGATATGCCGTTCTTGATACTGTCCGGCCCCTTATCCGCCCCTTCGACGGATAGGCCTAATTTCTTAAGCTCCGATATGGATTTAGGCTCTGCCGAGTCAGCTATGAAGTGAATCTTCGCCATGCCGGCCGATTTGATCACGTCCACTATCTTCGGGTTGTCCATTTCAACATCGTAGCTTATGAGGTCGATCCATAATTCGCCCTCGCTGAGGCGTATGTCCAAAATGGCAGTCGGGTCGTTGGTGAACCCGAAGTCAATAGCCCCGAACCGCCTTTTACACAAAGATGGCATTTCGTCGACGATCTGCCATTTCTTGTAGATCACCCCCTTGGCCTTACCTGTCAGTCCGCGAGCGTATACCTTCCAGAGATCCGGATCCGATATGGCTTCTATCTTCTCGTGGTCCTCGGGGCTTAGGAACGGGTTGTGCCGGTGGTCGGAGATAATCAGCTTATAACCTTTCCTGCCTATCAGTTTGTCATGTACCCAGAACCGCGCGTTCGGGTTATAGTCTATATACGTCGTTTTCCTTGTACGCCAATACAGTTGCTGGAACACTTCGTAAGTTATGCCGTTCGCCTCATTGATAAACAGATAGTCACGCTTTCCGCTCTTGGCATCTTGCTCGCCGTCATAGCTTGTAAACTCAATAATCGAACCGTTGATGCAGGTAAATACCCTATCGGACTCATTCGGCTTACCGAACCAAAGCTGCAAGTCCGGAGATCCGTAAAATATCGTCTTGGCATCACGGTAGGCACCCTTCTTCAAGTTCGGAATGTCCTGCCCCACAATGGTTATAATGCTTCGCGGCTCTTCGATGGCCTTAGTAAACAGTAATTGCATGATCGCGTAGGTCTTGCCGGAGGACGTTCCGCCCTGATTGATCACAACCTTTTCGGTCGCCTCCCTGTTCGCCTGATACAGTATCGTTGTCTGAAACATTACAGCGCGTCCTCCACTTCGCCCTCGGAGCTTGACAGCGGAATGCCCGAATTAACTACGTTAATCGAAAAGGTAGCTTTCATATCGCCCGTTTGCTCGACCGCCTGTTTATCCACCAATCCGAGTAATCTGCTGGTCAACATGGCGTTAGTCAATCCGGCCAATGCGCTTTCAAGCTGTTGCGTTTCGATAACTTTATCAATAAGTTCTAAGGCCGTCAAAAATTGAGGCTCATTACGAAGTTCTCGTAAATAGCTGTCACACAGCCCCAAATAACATTGTAAGCCCACCTTGGTATAAGGCCGTCGTACCGGAATGGACATAGTCATACCAGCCATATCCCCAGATTTAATACCCTCAACCCGCTCCAATTGGTTTTGGTCCACATACTCGAAGTACTCACATGCCGCAGCCCATAACAGCTCCGGGGTTTCGTACCTTCGGGGCCGTCCGATACGCGCCCATTTCGGTTGATTGACAGCTAAACTCTTATCTGCTTTCATCTTGGCAATCGCCTGCTCAATCTCGCGGGCATACGCTTCCTCTCTGGAAAGTTTCTTGCTCATCGTACCTTGTTTAGTTCTTGCCATAATTTTTAAAATTTTGGCAATTATACGAATGGTTTATCAATTAAATAGGGAATTAACATACATTAACGTTAACTCCCTATTTAGTCTATCATTTTATCCCGTATTTAGCTTTTAAAGCCTTAACGGCATTAAGGACGGAATCCTGTGATGCCTCGTTCCTATCTCGCCCTGCCCGGATTCTAAGATCGATACTTTCATCCAACATAATGTGATTAACAATGACAGGCTTAATTCGCCCCTGTCGGTGTAATCGCTTGTTGGCCTGTTGAAACAATTCCAGGTTGTTCGTCTCACCAAACCAAACAATACCATCACCTCCTTTCTGCAAGTTAAGCCCATGACCAGCGCTGGCCGCATGCGTGACCAAAAGCTTTATCTTGTTATCGTTCCATCGGCTGATATGATCGGAGGTCTTTAATAGCTCGGGTTTCAGTTCCTTGTAACGTTCCATTATCCTCGCTGCATCGTGCCGATACTTGTAGAATAGAAGTATGTTTCCGGGT